CCCCGCAAGGGGGCCCGGCGCAGTGCAGTACATCCTGGCACCTATGGTGTGTTTCCCCTTTCCGGGGGGAGCCATTGTTGGTGCCTGAATTGAGGGTTTGGTTACCCTCTCGACCAGAAGGAGCTCTATTAGAGATGCCTACCAAACGACGGAGAAGTGTGCCTTACGGCATGCCCTCCGCACGTTGGGGTGCGTGGTGGGATGACGGACGCGGGTTACCATCTTCCGTGTTCGCCACCGTCACAAACCTTAAGCGCGATTACAAATCGACGCTCGCATCTCTACAGGGGGTACAGGAAACTGTATCCGAGAACCATGCCGGTTGGGCCGGGCGAGAGCCTGGTGATCCTTCCGACTATGGTGGGGATTTTACCACTCAGAAATCTTGGGTGGCGGCGCCGAAGAAGACGCCGCTTACTCATATAGATACTGGATGGTTCCACGACGTGAATTTACCCGGTGAACTTCGGGAAAAGAGACGGGCCGTTTATGACGGTCCTATCTACGTTCCGTTTGTTTCCGGGGTGCCTGCGTTTCCACCATTCGCAAGTTCCAGTGAAATGGAGCTTGTCGCGTGGGGAACTAAGGCTATCGCGTTGTGTGCCCCGACGAATTCAGTAGCGAACTTAACGCTCGCTATTTCCGAGGTCTACCATGAGGGACTGCCTAAGTTACTTGGCAGCACCCAGTGGGAGAAGAAGGTGACTCGTGCCCGCGATGCGGGTGGCGAGTTCCTTAACCTCGAATTCGGTTGGCTACCTCTCGTTAGCGACGTCCAAGATGTTGCAAAGGGCGTTGCGTACCTGGATCAGCTGATTAATCAGTATATCCGGGATTCGGGAAGAGTAGTTCGCCGAAGGTTTTCGTTTCCCCCTGTCCAGACGACTTCATACCAGCAAATGGGCGCCTCAAACCAATGGGTCGGAGGTCCCGGTGATTCTACCGGTGATCTTATGAAGTCGCGAGGATCTGGAGTCGTTATGAGACGTCGCGAGACGTCCATTAAACGATGGTTCTCCGGCGCATTTACCTATCACCTTCCCGCAAGTATGTTCTCTGCGATGGGTGGGGTGGATCGCCGGGCTGTCGCCCTGAAGTTACTGGGCGCCAGTTTAGATCCAGAGGTCCTTTGGGACCTCGCTCCTTGGAGCTGGGCCGTTGACTGGTTTTCTAGCACGGGAGATGTAATACATAATCTCTCGGCTTATGCCAGCGACGGACTTGTCTTACGGTACGGTTATATCATGGAGCATTCAATTGTCCGTGATACGTACACGTATAGCGGTGATCTGGGGATTATTCCTCAGGCTAATTTCACCGGACGACCGGCAGATCTTGTCTTGATTTCCGAAAGGAAGTTGAGACGCCGTTCGTCACCCTTCGGGTTTGGGCTAGCCTTGTCCGAGTTAACTACTCGACAGAAAGCCATTATCACAGCACTCGGTTTAAACCGGTTAAAGTGATAGATGTTTCTGAGCTGTGCAAACGCCAAAGGGGCCAAAGTCCTTGGCCCTAGGAGTGATGCCTATGGCACTAACCGATCCACAAACCGTTACCATCGCTACGGTACCTACGACTCTCCCGCGAACTTTTGCGGAGGGGTCGGAAAGCGCCTATGCGAGCGGCGACGGCTTGATCAAGTTGTCCGTGAACCACGCCCTGGTAAAACAGGGTAGGGCGCGGCGCTTGATCCGGATCGATCACTCCAAGCTCACGTCGGACCCGTATAGGCCCGCGGAGAACGTAAAGGTCGGCATGGCTTGCTATGTCGTCTTTGACGTCCCTCCCGCGGGTTACGCGAACACCGACGTGCTTGCCGTGTGGAAAGGGCTTAACACCCTTCTCACGGCTAGCTCGGATGCGGTCGTCACCAAAGTTCTTGGTGGCGAATCGTAGTGAGGACTGCCGGCGCGAAATCTCCTTCGACCCCCCCGGAAGGGGGGCTAGAGGTGACTAGTAGCCGGGGTCGCCAGCGTGACGAGTCGGAGATGAACGAAATAAACATTCGGCTTAGAGTGAGC